TTGACTTAAAAGAGTTTTTTGATTGCTCTTGATATTAATAGCGGTGAAATTTGTTTTAGGTAATGCTCCACTCATATTACTGCCATTCTACCCTTTTCGTTCATAGCACTGTTGATAAGATTAATGATAACACCCCTGCTATTTACTAACAATTCATTGAACCCCCTAGCATCTACAGTATTGATATTGAAATTAACAGTTACGTTTTTATTCATTCCTAGCTTGTCATTTGGTACAACTGTTCCTGCTTGATCTGGCACAAAGAGTTCTGCACCTTTTTCACCTACAATACTTGGTTGTCCTACTGGTGGTCTACCACCTCTTTCAAACCCTCTTATTTTATTTACTATACCTGTTCCAAAGGCTAATGCACCGCCTACAACCGCAATATTAAATGGGAAGGGTATAGAAGCAAAAGTCTTCATAGCACCCTCAAACAAGCTTATCATGGCTTTCTTTATGGAACTTGCTTTGAACATAGCAACAGAATTATTTAAGGCACTTTTTATTGCTTGCCCTATAAGCATATCGACCATTGACCGAATAACAAAAGTACCTAAATCTTTGAAACTTAGTTTTCCTGTCATTACGAAATCAGTGAGTGATGTTTTTAATTTATCAAAAGTGGTTGCACCCATGTCACGCATTTGTGTGAACATTTGCTTTTGTGAGTCTGCTACCTCTTTGAAACCCTTTGAAAAGTTTGAGAATAAACCTGTGTCCATATTTGGAGGTTTGAAAGTAAACGCAGTTTTCATTGCTTGTTCAGCACCCTTTACAGCATCTTTAAGACTTAATACAGCCAATGTTTCTTTTGCTATGGTTTCGGCTCTTTCTTCATGGGCATCAATAAGTTTTGCTATATCAGAAGATTTACCTAAAGTTACTTGTAATTCTTTTTCGCTAGCAATTTGAGCGTCTAGAACTTTCTTTAATATTTCTCGTTCTGCGTTTAATTTTTCTAAAGTTTTTGAATTTTCTATAAGGGCATCGGTAGCACCAGTGGCTAAGTCTGGTATCTTTGCTAAATTGTCGTTGAATTTATCTAAAACTTTATCGTCATCTCCTATACTAAAATCTATGGATGGTGTTAATTCATTGAAAGATTTAGCCAAATCTACATTTTTGAGGGTTAATTCTTCTATTCTCTTGTCTAAACCTTTAATTTTTTCTTTCAGTTCTGGTTTTGTGAGATTGTCAAACTCTTTTAAAGCTTTTTGTAAGGGGTCTGGTAGTAGCATTGATGCGGTTGTCATAGCACCTATAGCAGATGCGACAAGAGTTAACCCCCTTGGACCAGATAAAGCCGTTATACCTGTCAATGTAATAAAAACTTGCCGAAAAGCAGAAGCGATTTTCAACGCTGTGTCTGCTAATTTAAAAGCAATAAACCCTGCTACAACTGCTTTTAATATTTTGAAATTGTCGGATACAAATTGAATAGATTTTGACAATCCAATAACCGCATCAGATAAGCCTTTACCAATTGCTTTTGCTATTGTGTCGATTTGTTCTTGATTGTCTTCTAATGCTTGGTCTAAAGCACCAAATTCTTTTTTAAGTCCGACTAAAAATTGCTCCGCTACAGTTTTTTGAAAGTTAAACAGCTTATCGCCAAGCATGGATAGCGTACCAGTTAAGGTTTCGGCTAAGTCATCTGTTGCACCTGCAAACCTACCACCTTTTCCAAATACTCTTTCAAATGCTCTTGCTGTTTCTTCTGCGGTTACTGTAGCACCTGCCTTGAATCCTAATAAATCTCTAACACCTCGTTCTCTAAATATATCCGCACTGGCTATACCTGCCGATAATGAACGCTGTATTTGTTCGGCTGTTGTTTGGAAATCAAGACCAGTAACACTTGCAACGTTTCCTGTTATTTCTAGAATCCTCGCTAACTCTTTTGAGTCTTTTGCGACCACAGCTAGATT